CAGTCCTGCAACCGTCAGATCTGCCTCTGTTGGTTTCATCTTCTTCCCCACATTGGCCTGCCAATCAAACTGCGGGAGGGTTTTGTAGGTTGCAGCCATTCGGGATGGTACCTTTTTGACTGTACCAAGCATCCCTCCTGAAAAGTCCATAACCCCCTCACCTAATAATGCCAATGCTTCATCATATTCTGGGTTATTACCTGCCAGAAGACCTTTACGGTATGCTATTTCATGCTTCCTTCTATTTGCTTCTGCTTCAGGAGTAAAACGGGCATCCCCCCTATCTCCTGTTTCCTCTATGCGGGCAGTCTTCTGGGATGGGTGGTTTGGTGAAAGCGGAGAAATACCTGACTCGTAAAACAAACTAAGCAGAGACTCCAACGGCCCAAGTGAAGTATCTACTTTTGTGGGGTTTCTGGAGCCAGCACGAGTACTCATCCTTCAGCATCTCCACTTTTGTTGATACGTGCCTGCTGGAGTAGACCCTGCTGGCGTATTAACTCACGTTGGGTTTCAATAATCCCACGCAGCTCTGTGGTATCAATACTCTGATGATACTTTGCCTTCAACTCTGCCATCCTGAGTGCTGCATCTGTCTCCATATCTGCCTGCCTCAGTGCAGCATCCACCTGTGACTTATTCTCATCCAATGCCAGCTTTGCCTGCTCGATCTGCATCCTTGCCTGAATTTCCTGCATCTGGACCTGTGCCAGTAACTCCTCTGGAGAGGGGTCAGGTGGCTTAGGTGGTTTAGGAGGCTCCAGCGACGGGTCTTTGAAGAACTGGCTGACATCTCTATATCCTGCCATCTCAACCATCTTCGAATAGGTCGTGTAGAGCTGCTGCACGTTCACCAGCGGGTTTTCGGGGCCGACCAGCTGGAGGATACCTTCCTGCTTCTCAGCAATAGCATTGAGAGTCTGCAGCTGTGAGGACTGATCCATTGCTCCCAGCCCGACGTTGACCTCCACATCCATCATGACATCCCACGACTGTGGCTGCATCGGCACCCACTGGTCACGCAGCCTGATCATCTGCTCCTGATCCTGATTTTCAACGACCAGACGCAGCAGCAGTTTAAACAGATCCTTCATCCCTCCTTCTGCAATACATCGGGCAATCATGCCGATCTTCTCCTGTGCCATCGAAATCGTGTTCTGTACACCGACTCGTGTTGAAGACTGCAGAGTCTCAGGATCAAGTCCTGCGGCTGCTTTGGTGACGCCTGTACGCTCCTCCCTTATTGAATCAAAATAGTCCAGCATCGGCTGGGCTTGTTGTCCTGTGTAGGGTACCGTCAGAGGCTGCACTGCATTTGGGGCACGCATCCTGATCAGCGACCCGACCTGATTATTCATGAGATCTGAGACTGAGACCTGACCATCCACAAATGCCATTCTGGGGTGGACTGACAGACTCAAAGAATCCAACATACTCCGCAGGACATTCGATTTGACACGCTGGATGTCACGCAGCATATGCCACATCGACATCCCCGTAAAATCATGTGGTTCCTGAAAGGGGCAGAAGTTGACAAAAGGATGCCCGTTACAAGGCTGGTTCATCAGAATCTTTGCACCTTCATCACCTGCCAGACAGATCCGACGCCACTCCTGATGCCCATCTCCATCATAATCGATCTTCGTGTAGATCTCATAATACATGATCAGGCGTCCTGCCATCTCTGTGCGGGGTGCGTCCTCCTGATACTGGGATTCTGGGCGTCTGGTGTAATATTCTTCGTTGTAATCAAGATGATGCTCTGAACTTGCAATCTCTTCAAGGTCTGTGGTGTCGTACCCCATTGACTGCAACTCCCCCAGTGTCATCTCACGTCTGTGACAAATGAAATGCAGTGACGGGTCATTAAAGCCTTTGTTACGCCTGTTCATGAGCAGCTCTTCAGGCGGGATGGCATCGATCTTGATCGACCCGCCCTTTGTCCGCCGGACCACACTGACATCATGAGTCATTGGCACCTGCTCCATCTCGACACCTTCAGGCATGTCTCCAATGGGCTTTGAATCTACAGCACTGATTTCAACATCAGAATCATTCATGAGGGCTGCCAAAGTCATATCATCCAGACCTGTGTACTGTGTTGTCTGGACATCCTCTTCTTTGGTGTAATACACCTTCAAAAACCCGTTGCCTCTGATCAGTGCATCCAAAAACACCTGCCTGAGTATCAGAAAACCATTATTTTTCTGGGAAAACAGCCAACGGCAGTATTCGGTTGCCTGTTCCGCAAAGGGAACATCATTCGGCTGTCTGGGGATGAACTGGACTACACGCTCAGATGAAAAGAATATCTTGAGCAGGCTGGGCATGATCGACAGCACTGTGTCACGTAGTGTGCTGTCAACATACTGACTCCGACCATCCTCCTCGTCACCAAACTCACGAGAGAGGTAGTATTCGGTGGCTTTTGCCCTGTCAGGACTCAGCCAGTGGTCTGTGAAGTCTTTTGCGTCGGAAAGTTTACCTCTGACGATTTCGAGAAGTTCGTCTTCTTCCATCGCAGCCTCCTGAAGGGGCTGCTCTGTATCTTCGTATGAATCTTGTTGCATAAGCTAGAAGCTGCGTGCGGTGGAAAACGCGATGAAACGTCCGCATTGAGAGCAGCCTCTAGCTTAACAGGCGGGAGTAATCTAATTTATCAGAAGATATTATACTGATTATGCTTCTGAATCAAGTATACCCCTCCGACACCTACCTCATTTGCAGAATACTGTTCGATGGAAGGGTCTATATCAGAGGACAGTGGTTGCGTGTCATGCACCTTGGTGATCTTACCTCCTGATGCAAGAAATTCTGCAGTTTTTGAGATAATTTCTTCCCGTGCAATCTTCTTCGAATTCCTGACACGCCCCAAGACCCCGCCGAAAGGGGTGCGGAAGGCATGAGAGGTATTGGGTTTCACATCAAACTGTTTACACCTGTTTTCATATGGGTTACTCATTGGACACCTCCTATGTGTCGGGTTAATGGTTCATTCCAACGTCCTGCTCCACCTACCCCAAACAAAGGGGTGCTGGCAAACGTCAGACAAAAGGCGTCTGCCAAGTCGACAGACTTCAATCCACGGCTACGCATCGAGTCTTTCGACTCAATCTGTATCTTCATTGTGGATGTGTAAGTGTATTTAGGCTGGGCAAGTTCTCCTGCCAGTTTAGGATCAGACAGACGGGTCACTTTCGACTCAACCCACTCCTTTGCCCGTCCCCAAAGTTCTGCCCTCAAATTCATGTACTGACCATCCAGTGGTTTTGTTGACACATTAATCCCTCTGACTGGAATCCTTCCATCTTCCGACAGACGATCAAAAACACCACTTCCCAATCCAATTGCATCAATACACAACTCTGATGGACGGTCCTTCGTTTCAGTCTCCTGCCACTCATTCAAAACTGCTCCACATAACTCCATCAGATCTAATTTACGCCACGTCTTGATGGGTTCAATCACTGTGTTGCTGCGTCTCTTGCAAAGTGCAGATTTATCATTGCCCATACGTGCCACATCCAATGCCCAGATTGCAGGACTGTCAGGATTTGGCATCACATCACGTCCAATTGCATCCTGACAAAGATCAAACGGGATGAAACAGTCTTCATCTGCAAGTGGGAAGTCTCCCAAGACTCTGATCCTGAACTCGTTTGACTCCTCACCCCACTGCAGTTTCTGTTCACGTACATAACTCTCTGAAACACGTTTTGAATCCAGACAACTGATATGAAAATTCTTCCAATCACCTGCCAGCACATGAAACGTGTCATAAAAATACCCGCTGCTTTTGGTGGGGTTTCCACACAGGACCATCCGTGCAGATTCTGATGACATTGACCCGTATGCTGCCTGATACACCTTCTCATGCACGCCTGCTGCTTCATCTACACACAACATCACATGCTCTGCATGAACACCTTGCAGGGCATCATAATTATCCATCCGGCTTACCTTTGCATGAATGAATGACTCGTTTGGTGCCTCACGTAGACGTACCGTCTCAGACGTGTATTCGATCATGTCATGCAGGACGGCAGGCAGGCCATCGATGTAGCTTTTCAGGTCAGGCCAGAGGGCAGAAAAGAGCTGATTCTGGGAGGGGGCTGTCACAATCGACTTCTGGGGGAATTTAAACAGCAGATGCCATATAAGTGCCCAACAGACTACAGTACTCTTGCCGACACCGTGTCCGCTGCGGAGGCTGAGTTTACGGTTCCCGTGGGGGTTCTCTGGAGTGGCAATACCCCGAAGGAAATCACACTGCCACTCATCTGGATGCTTCTTCAGACAGTTCTGAACAAACCCCAGAGGGTCATCCTGATAAAGCTCAATGAATGACCGTATCTCACTCATCCCGTAGCCTCCACTTCAGACGTTGACGTCCTTCTGCAGCATTCATCCCAACTAATTCCTCACGCATCACACGTTCTGTGGTCTTGATCATCTTCTCATGAATACGGGCCAAGACTGAGGACTCAACCCCGTGGTGTGCCTGTTCGAATTCTTCTGCAGTCAGTGTGTTGATGGCTTGGTCTAAGAAACTATCCAACTCATCATACTCCTCACGCGACATTATCAACTTGATCTGCATTATTCAGATGCTCCCATAAAAATACCCGTTCTGTTTTAAAGTCATGCAGCTGTGAAGATGGAATTATCCCCACTGCAGACCTGTAGGTTCGTCCTGTTTTGTCACTGTTTGCCAAATACTTGACCGTGTAATGCTGCCGGAAGTCCAACACATGAAAAAACAGTCCTTCCTCCAACTCTACAAACAACACAAAAGGCTTGCCTGACACCCCTTGAAGTTCCCGTCCTGTTGTCAGCTTCCCCAGAGACACCCACAGCTCACCTGTCTGCATGATAAACACCCTTGACCTGTTGAAATGCTTGAATTCCCCCCACGCAATGCACTCAGTCCCACGCATCAGCATCCAATCATAGGGGCAGAACTCCTGTGTCTTCAGAATCGTGATCGGGGTGTACATAAACTCATCAGATTGCAGCTGCTGCTCAACTATTGCCCGTCTATCCTCTTCATGTGCCAGTTGTTCCTCTGTTTCACGTCTCATCAGACTTCTGGGGTTGTAGTTAATTGCTCAAAATCCACTTCTTTAAGATAATCCTGTACAAAATCGGGGTTACTCTTCAACTCACGCTCCAACCACGTATGTCTGCTTCCCAGATTCAAATATGACAGCACGTCCATTGCCTCACACTTAAATCTGTCCTCAAGAGAATCTCTTTTTTCCACGCAGTAGCTGGGCTTGGCGTGCTTCGCCATCTTCTTTTCAGATATTTTTATTGCAAGAGGCAGCAGTAGGGCACGTTCCACTTTGTAAAGATCATGCCGTTCTTGCTGCAAAGCCTTCTGACGTCGGATGACGCGGTAGCGCAGCAGGTCTCTGACTGCAGAAATCTCACGTTTATCGTCATAACTTGTTGTGGGCGGGTATGCTCCAGACTCTACAACAGAATCAACCAAACCCTTCAATGCACGCTCCCTCACCACTGACAAATTTAATGGTCCTAACTTCTTCATTCACTTCCTTATGCTGATGGTTGGTTATGCCCCCAGAACATATCTTCCAACTCTTCCTCTGTGACATACTTGTAATGCCCGTTTTCAGTGAGGCGGATCTTGCCTTTATGAGGAGGAGACATATGCCTGTACTCCTCAGACCACCCTCCACGTCCCCTGAAGTATCCCAGATTCTTTTTCCACGTCTTGCGCCCGTTTTCGACCCTCAAACACCCGCAGGATTTTGTATGTCCTTTCTCTACAAAATAACTCCGAATCTCTTTAAGCGTTCCACAGTCACACCTGTACCAATTGTAACTATAAGCCCGTTCCCGTCCCCTCTTCTGCCCGTCACTATCATTCCTTACCTCGATCTTGTCCTCTGCACACTTCACAAACGTCAGCCGTCCATATTTCACTACTCGTCTCCGTAAAATCCGTAATATTCATCTGTTCCCATACCTGCAGACCCCAGTGCATCATCATCATCTGACAAATCAAAAGACTCATAAGGCTCCGCGTCTGCCTCCTCACAACACTCTTCAGTCGGTCTGTTGCAGTGGGCACAATGCAGATGCCCGTTGCACAGTCTCATCTCCTCAGTGCTATGGCAAAATTCACACTTTGCCATCACTACACAGAATCTTTAGGTGTCCTGAAAACAACTTGGAAGCAGGCCGTGTAAATCCTGTAGGTCGTATCATACTGCTCCTTTTCACTCATCTGCTGCCACTCCTTGAAACTCACCTCTCCCCTTAATGAATCCAGAAAACAATCACACACCTGCCAGCCCAAAGGGAGATTCTGGGGGCTGCGGTTACGGATTGAGTTGTGGCATACAAACCACATACTCCTGATCTCCTGCACCCCGTAATCCCCTCTGAACTTGTGCCCTTCATCTGCAAATAACAGGCTGGCTATCACCAGACTCAACCCTATGATTAAAATTCTCATACCCCCTCCTTCTCTAAACCGTAAAATGCAATCGACTCTTCTACACCTGATTTGTAATGTTCCTCTGCCTCTTCGGGAGTCATCCCACAGCGGCTGCAAGGCTTGTCACTCAACTCGATCCGTATCTGGTACCTCCAGACCACAAACATCAAAAACAACATCCCTAAAATAATGCTACCTGTGAAGATCCCTACTAAGACCATCATGCCTCCTCCTTTTGGCGAAGTTTCCCAGTGCAGCCCGTGTACATAAATGCGGGCCGTTTGACGTGTACTGCTTCGTCTGCAATACACCACGCTGTGCCGCTTTACGCATCGCGTCGATGCTGATGTCAATACTGAAATTATCCAGCAGAAATTTTCTTGCTTGGGTTAGGGGTAGGTAGTCTTTTCTCATGCTGTTTTTGTGTGGGGATGTGCCAGTTACTGCCGCAGCCGCACGGGGGGCGGGGGGGTCGGTTTACGCTGTAAATTCATCACAATCCCTTGAAATTGCTAGGTTCACGGGCATTATCGCTTTCCTCACCCAGATCAACACCCCAAACAGACTGACCAACATCGCTCTGATCCGTTGATAACACTGGGCTTGTCAATGTTCTGTCGAAACATGAGTCGAGTTGATTCAGGCAGACATTATTGAACACGCGCACGTCTTCGAACTGCTGTAGCGCGGCCTGTGTCAGCGCACCCTCCCGTCGATACCCTTTCCGATTACGATGAACCTGAGTCCCCCGATTCCTAATGCCTTTTGCCATACCCCTCCATCATCTGTTCAATCCTGTACGCTCTCTGCCGCACCCGTCTGACCTTCCGTAGACGAGTATCATCCAGCCCCTCGTGACTGAGTTCAGTGGCAAGCCACTTCGCATCCTGTGCAAGGGCATCTATCATCCGCATCTGCTTTGAGTTAATCCTGATACTCACTTCTCAAACTCCTGCTTCGCACGATAGAAGATAGCCAACAGCTCATGCAGGTCACCACTCGACCTGACCCAGTAGTCCGGCAGCTTTGTGACGATCCTGTCAGGCATCTCGATGTAGCCGTCGATGGTGCGCTTATCAAAGACCTTCGGTTCAGCACGGCTCATGAAGTCTTCAATCTGCAGCAGCTGCTCACGATAGCTCAGGACACGCGGTTCGTAGCGGTGTGATACGCTCATGCCTCTTCAGCTTTGACCTCATCCCAGTCCTTCATCTGTTCAGATGTCACCAAGTTCTTCTGTGTGTTCCTGCTGCGCATGTCGGCACGTTTAGCAACACGTTCATTCTTAACAAGCCGTTCCCCCATCTCATGCATCTCGTTTCTTCTTTCGGTAAAAGAGATTGCAAGCTGTTCCTCCACCTCACGTATTCGGTCATAGATACTCTTCCCCGTCTCGCCAACCTCTCCTTGGAGGTAGCCCAACTTCTCCGCAATCTGCTTGTCGGTGTCATCTGCCAGCCAGTTGAGACTTTTCTCCAGCTCCTGAACTTTCTGATCCAGTACGTCGACCCGCACAGCTTGCCGGATTATCCCCAAGCCATCGTCCCCAGTACGCTCTGGAGACAGCATATGACGGGGATTATGAGTCTTGTTATGCAGCGGCCTTTCCTGCTGGATTGCCTCACGTTCTGCCTCCAGAGCAGCGGCACGGGTCGGGTAGACCTTCCGTGCAACCCACGCAATATCGTTATACCAGTCCGACTGCCGATGCTGCCGGAGTCGAGCAATAGAGCTGAGACTCACCCCGACATAGAGCAGCCTGTGGTCGGAGTCAAAATGCTTGTACAGATCAGTTGGTTCATTCTCCATCGTCTTCAATCACTTTAAGGTCACGTTGTTGTTGCATCTGACGCAGCTCAATGATGTGCTGCTGAGACACATTCTTTTCAATCTTCACCTGCTTCTTATCCCCATACGTGTCAGGACTGAGCCTTGAAGCCGCCCACATGTACCCCTTCATTGCAACATACGGGTTTTCCTCCTCCAGCCTTCCGGCAAGCTCCACGACTTTATTCCCACACGCCTCCCCTAGATCCTCTTTTGCCTCAGAGATCCGCTGAGAGATATCAGGACGCCTTTTAATCTCATCTCTGAGCATCGTATAGGGGATATTTCTACCCTCCGCGACTGCAGCGATATTTGCACCCAGAGACAGCTCCTTGATCAGCTGCTCCCAGAACTCACTTTTTCTGAAAAGTTCCTGTGCGTTTAGCCTCCTCAAGGACTTCCTTTTTTTTATTTCGCCTTTGCTTACTTGCTTCGATGGCAGCGGACTGTCGTAGCCGTTTGGGGTCCGCCCGTCCGACTTTACTTCTGAGGGGTCTTTCATCATCTATCTCTGTGAGCCTTTCCACTGTCTTCGACGTGTACACATTGAGGTCTTTATCCCGTATGATTGTTGCGATAAGTCTTGACCCGTCAACCCGCAGCACCTTATCCAGATAGGGCTGGAGAAAGTCACGATACTTCTCCGCTTTTGCTGGCGACTCGCACCTGAGCATCGAGCAGCCGATCTTTGTTGCTTCCCAGTACACCTCCTTCAGGCGTTGCCTTTCGACTGGGAGGAGCGTGTTGTTCACCGTACCCGCCGAATCCTGTGGGGGTCTTACGTCTTGTTTCCTGTTTGATGGTCTCAAGGGCGTCCTCTGCGTCTTGAATTGATTGGATGATGAAGTAATACCCCCCGCTGGTCTGGATTTGGTCTCTGAAGCCTTTCTGGACGTCGGAGAGCCGTCCGTCTGGCCCCTTACACTCGAAGAAGGCAAGGATTGGATAGCCCATATAAAAGATCTGGAGAAAGAAGTCAGCAGCCCCTTTATGTTCGTGTTTTCGCTTACCTCCT